CCGAAGCTCCAGGGTGCCGTTCTGCGCTACGTCGTAGGACGCATGCAGGTAATGAACCCAATGCGTCTTGTCGGTCTCGACAGCTCTCGACGCGGTAGCTGGTGCGCCGGCTCCTGGCTGAAGCCACTGATCAGCGGATGGCGCTATGCTCATCTTGCAGTCCTCCTTCTAAATAAAAAAACCGGCGCGCTCCTGCCGAACGCGCCGGTAAGCCGACCGTGGCCCTTCGAAAGGCCGCGCGATGCTCTCTTCACTTCACCTACGGGCATCCATCGCCAGTTAAGGCGAACGAAGATCGCACCAGTTAAGGCACGATTACGACGCCGAGGAGCGAGTCGAGGAGCTGCAAGCCGTACAGGATGTCGAAGGACAAGACGACGCCCTTCGCCTGGTGCTCGTAGCTGTTGGTGACCCGAACCCCGATGTTGTCGATCGTTTGCGTCGAACTCACGGCACCCATGCCGGCGGGAATCGCGGGCAGCGGCCGAGTCACCAGCGCCATGACGTTCCGGTGGAACGCGAGGCTCTGATTAGCGGACGCCGTATCCGTGATCGCGCCCAGCGGGACGTTCTGGCTCATGAAGGTGTCGAACCCGAACGCTCGGCCGAGATTCGCGTTTCGAAGCGCCTCTGTCGTACCGGCGGTATTCGCCTGGTGAAACAGCGGACGCCCGATGAGGTTGCCCTCGTGGGACGTCCCGAGCACCAGCGCTCGCGGATTCAGCGGGCACTGGTTCGTGTTGAGTTGCGTCCGCGCCGTGATGATGTCCTGCTCATCGAGCGCGGCATTCGCTCCGATTCCGGTCTCCGCCACGAGGAGCACACCGTTCCCGGCCACGTCGGTGCCGGAGATGTACTCGGTCATGATGTCATCGTCGATCTGCTGCGCGATCGGATCGATGGCCGGGACGATGAACTCGTCGCGGAGGTCCTTGATTGAGGTCGCCTCGTCGCGGTCTTCCACGATGAAGGCGGTGTACTTGTGCTTATCCAGCACGACGGTGATCTCGCGTGCATTCAGGTTCTCGACCGTCAGGCCAGTCAAGGCCGCGTTCGTTCCCGTCTGCTGCGCGAAATCCTGCACGGTGAGCTTCTGCGGCTTGCGCGTCCGCACCGTGTCCCCGGCCTGCGCGACCTCGTTCTCGAAGTCCCTGTGGACAAGCCCCGCCATGACGAGGTTGTCCCGCAGGACCATGAGCGACTCAATCGCCCAGATCTCGGGCGGGTAAATCGTAGAAACTAAAGCCATTGGTTGCTCTCTTCACTTGTGCCGCGAGGCTGCGGCCCGAAGGAGCCTGCCAGTTACACTGGCGTGGCGGCCCCCGGTCGCAGGATGCCTTTCACGCGGCCCTGTTCGATTGCTTTCCGGTATTTCTCCGGGTCCTTTGCGTAGTCCTCGGCGTTGAGGGCTTGCTCCCTCGTGAACTGGTAACCTCCACCTCCACCCTCGTCCCCGCCGGCGGGAGCTCCGGTGCGCATCTTCCCCTTGAAGACGTGCGGTAGCACCTCTTCGCGGAAATGACGCTCGATGTAGGCTTTGAGCTCCAGGTCCTCCTCGCCGTATTCGGTTTTCACCGTGGCGAATACGCGACCCGTTTCCAGCTCGTGTTGAAGCCGGGGTTTGATGACGAGGTATGCCTCGTCCGGCTTTTCGCAGCCGGCAGCGACAAGCGCGGCGGTGACGGTGTTCTTGAAGTCGGTATCAAGGCGCAGCTCCTTCTCCGTCTCGGCGCGAGAGTCGGCATTTTTGGCTTTGTCCTTGAGCTCGGCGACAGAACGACGAAGCTCGACGATCTCGGAGTCCTCGGGCGCCTTCTTGCCACCCTTCGGATCACCCCCCGAGCCGTCGCCTCCTTTATCTGCGATGCTCTTGGTTAATGCATCGATGGAGGTCTGAAGCGCGCTGTTCTGATCCGCGAGCTTCTTGAGCTCCGTTTGGGTTTGGCGCTTGTTAGCATCCATAACCCCCTGGAGTGCAGTTGGCGTGACGAACTGAGTCGCCGGATCGTCGGGCTTCTTCGGGTCGCCCTTCGGGTCTTCCGGGTTCTTCGGATCGCCCTGGCCCCCCTCGCCGCCGGAGCCTCCTTGCGGATCCTTGTTCGGATCATCTGGCATGCTGTTCTCCTTCACTTCGTGCCAGTCAGAATTCTACTGGAGCCGCGACCCCCGGACAAGGATGAGATTACCGGGCAGCGCTCGCGCCGCGTCCGCCGCTGCGCACTCCAGCCAGTCCAGAACGAGGCGGCGTCTCCTTGGCCCCGCCCTTCGCTCCATTGTCTTTCGATTTTCCACCTCCGCCCTGACCCCCCTCACCACCACCTTCTGCACCGCCCTCGTCCGGATCGCCCTCGCCGAACTCCGGAGCACCGAACGGGTCCGTCTGCGTCATGCCGGCCATCGTGCCGAGAAGCGGGTTGGCATCGATCTCCTGCTGGATCTTCTTGAGATCCTTCGCCGTGGCATCGCCCACCTTCGAAGCGGCGATGCGCTTGTCCATGATGCGCAAGAGGGTGGGGGAGTTGACGATAGCCCCGATCTGCGAGCGCTCCTCGATGAGCTGCGCTGTCGAGGCGAGATCGAACTCCTCCGGGTACTGAACGGTGCCCTTAAAGAGCACATCATCGAGGCCGAGCTGCTGATCGCCGGCGCCCCACCTCAGCACGATCTCAAATACCTGGCGCTCGATGGCCTCCATGCGATCGGCGATCTTCGAAAGAATGCGCGCCTCCGACGTTCCGAAGCTCCAGGCCCTCGAAACGCCCGACGCCTGGAACGCCGAGCTCCCCCCCTGGTTCCCACTGGCGATGATCCCCATCGGGTCGACCTGCGCCTGGCGGAAGATCTGCGTCCGGTTCTCGTTGATGACCATCATCAGCGCCTCGAATGCCGAGGTCGGCGCCTCCACGTAGGAAGCGTCCTCCCGGCCGGCCCCGCCAGTTCCCGGGTGCAGCTTCAGGTAGGTCGTCGAACCGACGCCGATCTCCTTCAGCTCGTCCTCGGTCCAGATCGCCAGGAACGGATGAGCGTGCAGGTAGGTGTCGTAGGCCAGATCGCTCTCGGCCTGGTGCTTGCGGATGTCCGCCTTTGAGGAATAGCGAACGAAGGAGCTGCCCACGAAGCTCTTAATCTCGCGGAGCTCCTCCACCACCATCGGCACCATGCCCAGATCGTGGTTCTTCGTCTGCTTGTCGACGAGCGTCCTCTTCTCGGCGTTCTCCGAATCGTCATCCTCGAAGAGCCACCACCGGACCTCCTGGCGGTCATACTCGATGAAGCGCGTCTGCTTCTTGTGCGGCGAAAGCTTATTCGTCCCCGGCGCCTTGACGGTGCGCTCTTCCTTGATTCGCACGAAGACGAGGACGCCGTGCTCGTCGTGCTCCCAGTCCACCACCGAAAGCGGCGTGTAGTTCGTGAGGTAGGGGCGAACATCGAGATCCTGCTCTTCCTTGCGGGTGAGCTGCCCGGGCGGCTCGGCTACGGTGCCGTCGGCTTTATCCGGCAGCTCCGCCGGCGGCACATTCACCAGGCAGCGAGTCGAGCCGTAGCCCATGAGGTGAAACGCCACCATCTCGATGGCGACGTTCCAGCTCTCCCCCTTGCGGGTCGCCTTCTCGACGAACGTCTCGAGCTCCTTGGTGTTCCCGGTGAACTCGCGCTTCGGCTTCTCGTTGAAGAGCGCCCCAAGAAGCCGCTCGATGGCCAGGCCGCTCTCAGGGATGAACTGCGAGATCTCCAGGCGGAAGTCGTACTGAGGCTGCGGCTCAAACTTGTTTTTCGGTAGGTAGGTCTTCGCCTCCACGAGGCGGTCGCCGAGCACATCCCGGTAGCGGGTCCATTCGTCCTCCCACTCTATGTAGTCAGGATGCTTGACGTCGAGCTGATCGAACAGCTTCGCGGCGTTCTCAACGGGCATCTCTTCACCTCTTGATCAACCGACGTACGCCGGTTCGCGCCTGAACCGGCCTCGAGTCTCCTGAGTATAGACAAGATAGCGGGCAGCGTCGCATGTATTGTCCGACGCCTTCTCGGGCTTCTCCTTGCCCTCCATCCAGTGATAGTACGTGTGCTCGTCGATCGTCGTGCGCAGATCATCGAGGAAGTAGCAGAGCGGTTCATTCGTCTCCGTGTCGACGTGGAGGTACTTCGCCACGCACTCGATGCCCTCCTGAACGTCCTTCACCGCGCCCAGAGCCTTCAGCCCCGCATCCTGGAACTGCTTGATATTGGCCGGCGCCTCCGTGTCGCACCAGAAGGTCTCGACTCCCCAACGCGTTCTCATCTCGAGCGCTCGAGTCACCCACGAATCGATGCCCGGTTCAGCCCTCACCAGGACACCCTCGGCAACCGACTCCTGAAGGAACCACCAGCGACCCCCGGTGTCCTGGCCAGCGACAAGAATGACGCCGGCGTGCCCTGGAGCGAATCCCCAGTCGACACCGGCGACCACTCGCACCAGCGGCACGAGGTTCGGGCCCGTTCCCTGGAAGCGCCCGTTGGGCAGCTTAAAGCGGTAATCCCTGCGACGCTTGACGTGAACGGCCTCCAGAAACTCCTCGTAGATCTGCCCCTCGAACGTGTCCCACGTCGCCTCGAACGTACGGCGGTAAAAGCGCATCGGCATCGTGCGCTTCTTCTGCTCGATGAACGCCCGATCGATGTACGGGTTGTCCACCGTGCGCCAAGTGAAGAAGTCGATATCCCTGCCCGGATGGGAACTGTCGGCCGTCTGCTGCTTCTCGTCCATCCCGGCCCACTCATGCCACGGCTGGTAGAGTCGCCGAAATGCCCAGTTCGGCCCCTGCGGCGTGCCCGTCAGGAGTAAGCGGCCCTTGCGGTCAGAAAGACGAACCAGGATCTCGTCGAAGAGCGCCTCCTTGGTTTGCGCAAACTCGTCGAGCCAGACCCGATACAGCGACATCCCCATCCAGCTCTCAAACGCCTTGCCCG